TTAACAAACGGAAATAGGGCATTTCGGATTATTATTCCAATCTGCCTCCCCAAAAATGGCCCAATCACAATCAGACGTCATACCACGTCTCTGATCTACTACAACCAAGTCCATAGCGATTCCGTCATTTTTAAAAACCAAGCCTTGCCTAACTAAATATTCAACGTAGCTCTTTACATCTGCTGGGACCATAAAACTAACGGAAGCCAGTTCCCCATCGGAGCAAAGGGTTTTATTGGGAATTGAAGACATAAAATGTTCAACACCACCAGAAAACCTATTTACTATAGACTCACAACGAAGCACAACAGATATTGCTTCAATCAGAACTGCCATTTTCACTCTCCAAATAAATCAAGTCCAAATTTTTTTTGCCAGTCGATGAAAGCGCGTTCATCTGGAATATGAGCGAGTCCTTGATAGTAATGAATCCGATCTGCCATTGCATTCGCCTCCATGTGACAGAAAAAATCAACATTCTGAACAGGAATGCCGAATTTTTCACAAAAAACAGGATTTGTAAAATTTGCATAATAGGCGTTCACTAACTCAACGGCGTCATCCGGCAAATACTTATAACGAGATTGAAGATGAGAAACAACTCGCTCAAATAAATAAATCTCGTCCTCGTCGGAAGATACATTCAATAGCATTTCACAACTCCTACTTCACCATATAATTGTTAAACAGATTTACGGCCTTATCAGTATGAATACTGGTCTGATTTGCACGCCCTTCCCAATTTCGAACCTCACCATTCTTACCAAGCCGCTTAAATAAAGGTCCTTCAACTAAGTCAAATTTAGGCGATGCCCATTCAGCAGGTAGCAAGTAAGGTACATCCAATTTTTTATTCATGCTGACAAAATTTTCCCACTCTTGATTTGGCGAATCAAATTTCAACCTATTCAACTTTTTCAAGTTCCGATTTCGGAATCCTAAATTCAACCAAGGCTTGCTCTTTATTTACCATTGTAGCGGATTCGATGGCTTCCGCTCTTGATATAGTCATATAGAATCCCGCGCCAAAGTCATTGAGCGGTTTTGATTTAGACAAATCAATTCCTGAGATCCTAATCGAGCTTATGCTTGCAGGGGAGCTACCATGATAGAAAGTTGTAAAATCACCCGAATTATCTAAGGCAATTTTATCTGCCCCATACGACGCCAACTTTTCCGCGCCATGTACCCTACTTAATTTACCAGCATTACTCCAGGCATTAGACCCTCCTGCGGCAGCCATGGTTGCGTCGGTTCCATACTGCCCGAAGCGTTGCGCATCATTGCTTGGCGTCCAGGTATGCAATTGCCAGGGTTGCGAATTGCGGAAGGTTTGATAGATGTCATTTGGTACCAGTCCGAATTGGTTGCCAATTGCCATATATCCTTCGGTAGCCAACTTGGTACCCGCGATGGGCAAATTAATTAGACCAGGACCTACATTCAAGATGCTTTTCAACGATCCCTTACCGGCTTCCAGCGGAGCCTTACCAGCGGCCCTGGATGCGCGCACGATGGCTTCGCCAACCGGATCACGCACAGGGGTATTGTCTACCGGTACCCACTCAGTACCTGAATAGTTACCCATCGCATCATAGATTGGGCGCGATGCCATTGCTGGGGTATCATTCCCTCCGTCAGGACGGTAAGTAATTGGTCCTGTTGCTTCTGAATTGCGACCGCCCATTTTTTTGCGCGACCCGTCGGCTGCTTCCTGGCTCACGGTGCGGGGCTGGCGTGCTGCTTCTTCTGCCTTTGATGCATACAATGCTTGATATTGTGCATCCCTTGCCAGGTAATTATTCTTCTGCCGGTCTGTCATGTCTGCCTGTCTGAGTATATCCAGACTGGGGCTCTCGATAACGCGATTGACCGACAGGTCGTGCGCGCTGCTGAGGTTGTTGTAATTGGCGTACTGGATCAGTTCATCTTCACTTGGGGTGTAGCCGTAATTGCGTTTGAATAAGTCGGTCAGGGTATCGCCTGATTCGGTGACATCGCGGCCATCAAAGTTGCCAGCCTGGTCGGACGCTTTTTCTGATCGCATCAGGTCATCTTTGGTCGTGGCAACATTACTGTCACCACTGGCCACAATGATAGCTGGCAAACTGTTCATTACCTCGTCAACGCTAGCTCCATTGTAGATATTCATCTCATCAGGCTTGATTCCCTTTACTCTGTCGATTTCATTGCGTAGCTCTGGGCCGATGATGCGTGCTCTATTTGCCTGCGGAGTGTCAGATATTTCCTCTGGTGTTTGTTTATCTTCAGAGGAGTTATGCCTGTCACCCGCATCTTCAGAATCAACTTCGGATGAAGTGAGGGAGGTGCCAGGACTTGCATAGTCGCGGATCAGCAGATCTGCACCCGATGGCCTTGAATTAATACCGGTGCCGCCCGCAATGTGCATGGCGAGCTGACGGAGAAAATCGTCGATAACATTTGCTTTCTGGGTCAATGCCTCTTGCTGGTCTTGCGCAGTGACATCTGTTTGTGGATAGGCGTGTTCTGGCATTTGTTCAGTACCGACGTTGTCATCGAAGGCATAGGGGTCAAGGAAATAAGGGACGCTGTGGTTTGCGTACATCGTGTGTTTCCTCTTGCGTTTTCTCAACCGGTGACTACCGCAGCTTGCTTTGTCTGGCGCGGTTTAATGGGTAGTCGCTATTGTTGCAGCGAGTGATGTCAGCGAGTGATGCATGGATATACCCACCAGCGAGCCTATGAACAAACGAGGCAATGCAAGCCTGTGGTGGTAGGGAGATCGGTATGAAGTCTGGGTGACTACTCCCCTGCCAGATGATACGGGCATGGGGAGCGAGGGCTTCATGTAATCATGAAAATACTTGTTTGGTAAGATGTTGAAGAAAGGAGTTCACAGCAGTCTAATTGAGCAAGGGAAAAGGGCTATTACTCTTTTTCTCTGTAGCCCAACACCTTTTTCGCATATTCAGAAACCTCTTTCAGCTTGGCATCAATTGCCCACTGTTCCGCTTTTTCTGCTGAAGCACCAGGCTTGCCAGGGAGATAGGGATTATATTTACTACCTCCACCTTTCAGGTAATAGCTGTATATGCCGGTATCCTCTATCGCTGGCGCAAGATATTTGGGATTCAGTGCAGCCGCTGCCGGGTCACTTTGATTGTCTTCTTTCGCATTGGCAATGGCTTTGTTGATCGTGCCCGGGCCGGCGTTATAGGCAGCAAAAGATAATTTTTCAAAGTTCGGATCACTGCTTGAAATATTGATTGCTTTTCGGATATCCTGGAAAGCATAGGCACCAACCAGGATATTCACCTCTGGGTCTGATCTGTATTTGGCAAAGTCGCTGTATTGACTCAGCTCCTTGTGTTTTTTTACAGTCCCTTTCCATGTATCTCCTATCACCTGCATGACTCCACTCGCTGCGCCTGGGCTTGACCCTGCGCGGGATGTGGCAGGATCGTTTGTTCCTCCTGACTCCACCTTGGCCATGGCTCTCAGACTCGCTCCGTCAACATCAGTCTTTTCTACGGCAGAGTCAAAATAGGAGCTGTATCCATCAATTATTTTAAAGCCATCTCCATTGGATTTGGGTGATTTTATCTTTGGTAATTTGTTGAGTTCAATTGATGGAAGCGGATTTTTTTCATCCTTTTTGTCCGAAGACAATGGCTCAATTTTCTGGACAATACTGCCGATATCGTCATGCAGTTTTTTCGTATTTCTTCTGTCCAGTTCTTCGGCATCAGGTTCACCCCGGCTGTCAAAACGTCTGTCGTTAAAATCCGTATCCCTTGGTGTTTCTGGTTTCAGGAGGTCAAAGAAATGACGGGCTGTTGCTGCCGCAATTTCTTCCTTGAATGCCCTGGCTTCTTCCGGTGTACGTTGTTGCGCTGCTTCGTAACGGGAATCGGTGAATTCTCTGGAGTCTGGTGGCGCATTCAGGCGATCAGCGATTTTTTTGGCTTTGTCATACAGGCCACTGATATTCACATTGCCGGCATCAAGCTGGCGATTGAAGGCGGCAAATCCTGGCGTATTAACATCGTTTTGCAATTCGTCATCCGGTATGCCTGCGGATTGCAGATGATTGATTTGATCTTGATTTCTGGTCGCCAGCAGATAAGCCGCATATTTGTCTTTGAGCGAAGCGGAGGATGCACCTCTCACCCGGTCAATTTCTTTCTGGATGGCAGGGCTGATGGTGCGCGGTTCACTTGCCCGTTGCGGTTCAGACGTCTGCTCTGGGACTTGTTCATCATCGGGAGTGTCATAGCCAGAATCTGAAGACGCTGGATAGCTGCTGTCGCTCTCATTGACCAGTGACAGCAAATTTGCCCCGGGCGCACGGGAAATAATGCCGTCACCAACGGGAATGTTCAGGGCGAGCGTGCGCATCAATTCGTCGACGGCATTTGTTTTGTTCTGTGTCAGTCCATCCTGTTGGCCTTGCCCTGCCAGGTCATTTTGTGGATCTGCATCCTGCGACTGATCGGGCATCTGATCTGCATCACCGTTTTCATCGTCGGCATCAGGGTCATTCGCATAGGGGTCGTTCGAATATGGGCTTCTGTAGTTTGTGTACATGGTGTGTTTCCTCTTGCGTTTACTAAATGGGGCTAACGTGCCCTGTTCTGTCTGGCCCGCTGCTGTTTGGCATAGGCCACCAGTTGTGTCATGTGGTCTTTGCTGACACCAAACATTGGCAGCACGGCGTCTGCCACGGCCTGGGTGGTAGCGGCGATCAGGTCGGGTGTGATGGCCAGGCGTTTGACTTTGACCAGCAGATCGAGATATTCAAATGCAAAGATCATGGAGGCAGGAACAACCACTTCCAGCGGCATCTGCTTGTTGCTTTGGGCATAGAGGTTGCTGATCATGCGGGCAGCCCCTGCGCCGGCATCCCTGGCTGGGTTGCCGGCCTGTGCCATGCGTTGCAGTCGCATTTCTTTATTCTGCGGTGCATACATGATCGTCAAACCGGCATTGACGACTTTGGACAAGGCACTTTGAAATTGCGGTGGTACTTTGGACTGAATACCTTGCTCGGCCTGTGCGAGCATGGAATTGGAAGCTTGGCCGAGCATTATGTTCTCCGTACTGAGTTGATGATACCGAAACGCGGGACGTCACTGCCGTAGCTGGTCTGGGCCAGTTTCTGGCGCTGTATGTCAAGCGCAGCTTGCTGGTTACGCTGGTTTTGGATGCTCCCAGGGATTGATAATGCCATTTTGGCGAAATCCATCTTCTGCCCAGGGGAAAGCGAATCCCATTTACTACCGAGTTTGTCGAGGAAGCTTTGATTTTGTGGCGTGCCAGAGCCAGGAACCACACCCTGTATTTTTGAGTAGTCATTAGGGATCAGCTCACCAGAATCCAGACCACCTGCCAAATCTTCGCCAGCTACGGCAAACTTGTTGCTGGTCGTAGTGTTGACTGTCCCATTTGTGTTAAATTGAAGCCCGGGCTGGCGTAGCCCATTTGTTCCACTTGCTGGATTAAGTACGTCATCAACTGGTGCACCTGTGATTGCATCATCAATCGGAGGGGGCTGCATAGGTGCAGTATTTATCGGAGTGGTCTGCGCAACGGTATTTGCTGTATCTGCACCTGCCACTGTTGCCTGGTTGCCGATCAAATCTTTACCGGCGAGATCGCTACCAACGATATCTGATCCTGGCGTTCCGGGTGTTGTATCGGCAATTCCCGAGATTTTCGAGTAATCATTGGGTATCAATTCAGCAGAGTCCAGTCCACCTGCCAGCCCATCGGAAACGGCATCACTTACTGAATCACCTAATGCATCACTGGCAGCATCTGTAGCAGCGTCACCCGCTGCCTGGCTTGCTGCCTCTGCGCCTATCTGCCCCGCTGCCACATCTGCCCCGGCTGCGCCCAGGGCGCCTATTCCGGCATTGACCAGGCTGCCGATGCCGCCGACCATGCTGATCTCGCCCCCAATCTTCATCAGGTTTTTATTGCCGGTGACCGCCCCCACCACGGTGGTGGCCATGCCGACGGCGGATATCGCTGTCAACACGGTGGCGACGGTTGTCACTTCAAATGCCGCTACGACGGCGGTTACAACCCATGCCATATTATTTTCCTTCCAGTGTTAATGTTTCACAGTGATCCAGGTATTCCTGTTCGTCCCCGGCGGTGAAATGCTGTTCTATCTTGTCGATGTCGGTTTCATCGGTGCCGTGTATGCTGGTCCAGATGCAGTCTGTCAGTGTTGTGGCGATGCGTTTGGTGCCTGCCGGTGAGACGACAGTGAATGGTGCCTTGACATGCACCAGACCGGCCTCGGTCGTCACCAGCATTTCGCCTTGCGACAAGATGTTGAGGTTGTCGTATTTATGGATACGACCAGTGAGGGTGATACCGGCAGGGATATGCAATTCACGTGCATAGACACCGCAGGCAAAATGGTTGATGACTTTTAATTCCACCTGCGGCAGTTCTTTCATTGCTGCTTCGAGTTCATTCACCTGTCGCCGGGTAATGTGTTTTGCTTCTGTAATGTCATTCATGGGAACACCAGTTGGTCACTGACATCGACCTTGGCCGCATCAATTGCGGCTTGTTGTGCAGGTGTAAGCGGGCCGGTAAAATTGCTTCCGCCCGATGTTCCACCTGCTGTACCACCCGCACCGCCACTATTGGTGTTACTGACGCCACCAGCCCCTACATAATTGCCGGTACCGGCCAGGGCATTCTGTTCTTCACTGGTCAGTGCAACATTCAAGCCGGATGCACGTGCTGCAGCGGTCAGGTTAGCCACGGCTGCCAGTTTTGCATTCGCATCCATGCCGGGCTGAATTTGTATGGTGGCAATGCCATTGATGTAATTGTTCCAGGCGGTTGCCTTAATTTGACTGGATGCAGTCGCGGCAGAATTGGCATCATGCACAGCGTTCAGAGTTTGCTGGCTGGCGTTGTTCATGCCTGCAATAGTTTTCTGGCTGGCGGCGCTGACATCGGCAATATATTTCTGTGTTGCTGCAGAAAGATTGGCCGTTGCCAGCGAGGTATTGGCGCTACTGTCAGTGCTGTATTTCTGGGTCGCAGCATTGCTGTCTGTATTGTATTTGGATGTGGCGGCATTGATGCCAGCGACACCCAGGGTCGTATCAGAATTGAGCTTGGCAATGGACTGGTTGGAATTGATGCCCAGAATATTGTTCAGCAGCGTATTGCTTTGACCAGAATTGAACTGACCAGCCACATTGGCTGCATTAAAGTTCTGCAATGCATTCTGGTTCAACTGATCGGTGTTGTACCCGGCTGCCTTGGCATAAGTTGCGGCATCAGCCGACGCAATCGGAGTGGCATTGCGCATGACGGCATCCAGGATCGCACTGTCACGTATCGTACTATTGCCGGTAAAACCTCTGGCGGCCGCATCTTGTGCGCCGGCATTGGCCCAGGCCTGATAATAGGGATTGTTCGGGTCTATCATCTTGCTCATTTGCCCTTGCGTGGTCTGGTCGGCGGTGACAGCCCAGCTTGCCGGATTGGCTAGCTGGGCTGGATTGTATTGATACGCGCCGCTTGCGCCCTGGTACACATTGGATGTGCCGTTGCCGCCCAGCCCTGCCGATGGCGGCGGTGCCGCACCACCTGTTGTGCGGTTGATGATGCCGCTGCCATTTGAACTGGCGGCACCAGTGCTACCAGCAGCAGAAGTTCCTGCTGTTCCGGCTGCCCCTACTCCTCCGCCTGCGCTGCTGCCACGCAGTGTGCCATCTGGATTGAATGTCTGGCCCGGCACATACTTGGCTGCCAGAGACGGTGCCGAGTTGTAGCGCAATTCGTAATAGGGGTTGTAATTGGGATTGGCTACCCAGGCGCCGTTCTGGTTGATGTAGGCCTGGTCAGGTTGATTATTCTGACTGAAATCCCAATCTGCTCTTTGCTGCGGTGTCATCGCTGCCATCTGGGCAGCTTCATAGACACGCGAGCTTTCCAGGTTATAGCGGGCCGGGTCGGTAATCTTCAATGCGGCATGTGTTTGCGCATAATTTTTAAGCGCATCATTGGCCGTCACGGTAGAACCAAAACTGCCGTATTGCGCACCACCATAATCAAAGGCAGTGTTGTAGCCGCTCGCATAAATGGGGGAATCAATCTGCTGGCCATTGACCTGATAGCTTGACATGCCAGGCGTGATAGCCTGCCCGCTGCCACCACCACCTTGCCAAAAACCATTGTCGGCTTCCAATTGGGCGGCTGTTTCAGATAATCCGGCAGCTTTCAGGGCCTTGATGCGGGCGTTTCTGGCCTCGATGGTGTCATTGCGTGCAGCACCGGTCGGCACCCAGGAATTATTCGGCCCGCTATATGAGCCGGTAGGACCGGCCAGACCTGCGGCCTTGTACACGGCAAGAGGATCGACACCAGCCGTAAAGGAATCCATGGTGGGCATGATGCTGTTGCCGGAAAACGTACCCAGTGTATTGGATTTGGCAATACCATTTTCATCAGTCAGCGGTGTCAGCCCCATGGCTTCGTTGTAGTGCGCGGTGCCATAGATGTCATTGGGATCATTCAGCTTGGCATAACTGGATGGCAGTGCCGTGGCACTGAGGCCGACTGCGGCACCGCTGGCAATGTTTTGTTTGGCTGATCCGGTAAAGGCCTGGTGGGCGGCATCATAGCCTTTGGACAGAATCTGGTCATCCCAATAGGCCATGCCTGCAGCGTCACCGGTGTGACCCAGTTCCCTGTACCAACTGGCTGAATTTTGCGCGGCTGGCAGGTGTATGGCTTCATTATTCTGCTTCGCCCCTGCCAGGAAACTTTTGTACACGTCATCCGGATTGGCAGCATTGGCCAATTGCGCCTGCCAGTAATTGATACCGGCAGCATCACCAACACGCCCGAGAGTGCTGGTGTACCAGTCCGCAACGTTGACATTGTTCTTGTTTGCTGCGCTGGTGGTAGTTTGGGTCACGTCTGGTGGCGGTGGTGCTGAGGCCGGGGCTGGGGCCGGAGCGGTGACTGCGGTATTACTGGCAACAGTTGTTGTGCCGGGTGTGTTGATAATGCCGTTGTTGCCGTTGTTGCCGCTGGTCAGGCCGCTCTGGCCAATTTGGGATGTGGTGGGCGTATCTGCTTCATAGTAAGAGATGCCATCTTTGATTTTCCAACCCATGTTTTTCCTCTGTCGAGTGATGGAATGATTAGAACGCATCCCTGTTTATGAAATGAGTTCAAGTGGACTGCATATATGTAAATCAATGCGGGAGCAGGGTGCAGGTAGCAGGAGCGCGTTTTTTATTACAATCCGCTCTGCTGACTGCTACCTTCCCTATTGATGCTCAGGTACTTTTTTGACATTGGCGACCAGGGCATTGAACAGGGGTGTGACCAATGGCCAGACCTGTTCGATATGCTCTTCCAGGTTGAGGCTGGCGGCGATGAAGTGGCGAACCTGCAGGGCTTTTTCACTGCCGGGTGCATCAGGGATCAGATTTTGTATGGTGACGATCAATTGCCTGATCTGGTCTTTGTTTTGCGCCAGGAAGTTGATGATCTGCAAGATACTTGCGGCGATTTGTAGCATGATGATTCCTTTAATATTTAATGAGTACAGGTAGCGGAAAGGCTGATGCCATTGATATGCCGGATATAATCAGCCGCGATAAGTGGTATCGAGTCCGGCAAGGGGATTGTCTGAGTCAACGAATTGTTCGCCGACGCGCGCAGCGGTGTGAGGGTCAGGCTGCACTGGTTCTGATGCCACAACCGCTGGTGCTTCTGGCACGCTGCTGATGACTGAATGATCTTCAATTGGAGCTGGTTCTGCCCTTGCCGGCAATATGCCGGCTCGCTTTGAAGTAACAAGGGGGAGCACGACGCCAACCAGGGCAATAATCCCAGTAGCAATGCCATTGATCTGTTCAGGCGTAACCGCCAGATGCAGGCCAAAAGCATCCCCAAAGCTGAGCATTGCGCCAAAGAAGGCAGCCAGGACACCAATGGAAATGCCTCCGGTTTTCCAGGCTTCGACATTCGATACCTCGCTTCCCTTGCGAAACAAATTGATTACAGCACCTATTTTTTCAAACATGATTCTTCCTCTCGTGCTATCTGAACTTCTGCAGTTGTGATAGCGTTGAATGATGCGATGGCAATCGTTTCCTGCCAGCCATCGCAATTTTTTGCCATGGCATGTACTTTCCCATCAAGCAGGACCAGGGCATCGCCATCCATATTCCGGCTGAATGAAATGACCGGGTTAGACATGTTGCGATTCCCAAAGCATGTTGTTGGCAAGGCGGTTCAACCAGCCGGCACCGAAACTGGCCCAGCCGGATAATTTGGTATAAAACCGGATTCGATGCGCGACCATGCGTTTTGCCAGTTTTTCCGGATCGCTTTTGACTAACGCAGCCATTGTTACCGGGCCGACAATGCCATCGTCAGCTATCTCAAGGGAACGCTGGAGAATTCTGGCCGCTGTACCGGCACCGCAATTGACTGCACAATCAAAAAATTCAAATGCAACAGCCAGTGGAAAGTTATCGAGCTGATTGGTATCCCAAAAGTCGCGCCGGTACAGGGCTTTAGCCTGTTCGATAGTCAGTGCGGCGATGTCCAGGTTCGGATAACTGCGCTGGCTGATGCCATATTTAGTCAGCCGGCCATGGTCCAGCGGATGATTGGACACCCCACCTTCATTCGCCAGCAAGGGGGCGATACATAATTCGAAGTGATTCATTTTTTTCTTTCTCTGCTGAGTTTGTGCAGTCTGGCAAGCCAGTCCTGCACGGTTCTTGTTTCAAGGATGCGTATGCATGACCAGATCAGCGACGCCAGGGCCGCCAGGGAAGGTAGCCAGCCCGCCAGTGTGGCCAGCATCGTCCCTATGGACAGGGCATCAAGCCAATGCGTAAATTGTGGATGTTGCATGCGGTTTTATCTTTCGTCAGGCAATAAAAAACCCGCTTGCGCGGGTTGTTGTTTGCGTGGTGCGGTATTGAAGTGTTTGGAGTTACTAGTGAACTGCCATATCTCACCAGGTCTGGTGATGGCATCACACCTATGCTGGCGTGGGCCAATTGATTGCTTCTATTTCAGTGGCGCTTTCTGCCAGTTCAAGTGCTGCTTTCAGGGTTTGTGCCTGTTTGAAATTATTGCTGACATGTTCTGCCATGGCAGCGTACATGCTCTGGAAGCTGGCAATATCGGGCATGCTGATCTGCGTGTTGTTCTGGGTTTTCCACATCCGCGAAAACGCTGCCGGGAAATCACCTGTCATGGCAATCACACCTGCCAGTACATCCATCGCCGCACGGCTATCATCGTCACAGGCAATTTTTTGACCTGCATAAACAAATGTCGCCTTGTTGGAATTTTTCCAGTCGCGATTGATCCGTTCACTCTTGCTGGCCTTCAGGCCGGGGATGTCCGGAGGCTGTTTGTAAAAACAAAGTCCGTCATAGCAGTCACCGATCACTACACCATCGTCGACAGGAACATGGCCATCCATGCAGCCCAGTATGATATTGACGACTTTTCCGTTTTTAATTTCTGCTGATTTCATAAAATTACCACCAGTAAATGATGACCAGGCCATCGCCGCCTTTGCCGGAGAAAATATTCGGGACACTTACTGCCCCTCCGCCGCCCGCCGGAAAACCACCATTTGAGCTGGTTTGATTACTTCCATTAAAATTGGATTGCCCACCATTACCTCCACCACCAATGAGTTTGCCTATCACACCATCCGTTGCCCGATTGAAGCTGGCACCATTGTTATCAAATAGGCCTGAGAATCCAGCTTGACCACTGCCGGAGGCGCCGCCGGCTCCTGCATACAGGCTATTTCCGCCGGATCCACCGTTTGCATTTCCCATTGAGTAAGCAGCGCCGCCACCAAAGGTGGAGCCGCCTAAATAGATACTCCCACCAAAACCAATCACTGATGCTCCTCCGCCATCAGTGCATGCATTTGCTATATTGCTAGTAACCGCTCCACTTCCCGAAACAGGTGTATATGCAGTGCAAGGATTTCCCCCCAACCCATACGAAGTACCCGCACTGAAAACACCGCCCCCCCCATTGTTTGAACTACCGGTTCCACATCCCCCGTAGGCTTCCAATAACACCCCCAGTAATGCATGTCCAAATGCAGACTTGCCACCATTCACGCCTACGGCGCTCGTACCTGATGCGACTGAAATCGCAGCTCCTCCCGCACCTACAGTAATTGGCATCAGCACTCCAGGTTTGAGTACATTCCGTGACAGTAACTGACGGTTTCTCGCACCACCACCACCGCCGGAATATACACCGCCCGAAACAGAATAATCTGTGGCCCCCCCACTCCCCCCGCCACCAAACACATCCACAATAAACCAGTCCGCCTCAGGTACAACAAAATTCCCCGATGTCCTGAATACCTGCATGCCCGCGCCTCTTGGTGCTGCGCCCAAAAATCCACTAAACCCTGTCATGATCAATAATCTCCCGTATGCACACGTACACGCCAACCGGCGGCGACGGCGGTGCCCAGGGTAGCGTAGAGGGTATAACCAGCGGGGATGGAGCGACTCAGGGGAATGATTACTTTGGCCTGAGCAGCAATTTCAGTTGCAGTAGTGGCTGGCAGGCCGACTTCTTCCCATAGCAGATTATTGGTAGCTGTCGTGGTAGCAGCACCATTATTTAAAAAAACGCGTAATACCGATGCGGTATTGGTGCCGACCGGCATGGCTTCCACACTTTCAACAAAGCTGCCATTGGCGCCTGCTGATGTGGATATCTGCACGACAGTACCTGTGCCGTCCCGGGCGGTATTGGCCGTGGTCATCAACGGTGCGATCAACACCTTGGGGTTCAATGGAAATATCGGTTTTTGATTCGCAGGCATTGCGCCTCCTTAGTAATGATTGTAAAGATAAATGTCGGCACCGACATTGCTAAGATCCCCCCAGGTGGCGCTGGCACCATCGCTGACCGGAACCTGCCCTGTCGTTGCTGCGCTTTGCGCCGGCAAGGCGGCATTCATGGCTTGTACGGCCAGCGCTGCCATGGTGGCGATCTGATTGGTATTGGTGCCTGGTGCTGCCGTCGGCGCGGTTGGTATGCCGGTCAGTGCCGGTGAATTCAAACTGGCCAGCAGCGCTTGTGCCACTGCCAGTACGGCTGTTGCCGCATCGACATATGCGGTACTGGCAGCATTGGTCGAATTGTCAGCTGCTGGCCGGGTCTGCACTTTCAGGGTGGTACCACTATAGTCGTGCGTGCCAGCCCAGGTTTGTCCGGCAATGCTGCCCTTGGTGGTCAGTGCCGCCAGCACATTGTCAAAGCCGGTAGCAACCAGGCCAAATTCGGAACGTATCGACGTCGATGCGCCACGCGATTGCGCCACCGGCGCACCGGTCTGCGCGTAATAAGGATTCGTCATGCCAGTCTTTCACGAACGTTGAAGTAATTGCGGTGTGGACATCAGTGTCACCCCTTGCAAAGTATGTGACTGGTCCTGGTTGCGATTCGAATAGAACAGCAGGCCTATATTTTTTTCTGTGCCATCGATGGACAGAGAGGGACTACTGACATAAGCTGCATCCCAGTTAAACTGATCCCAGGTGAACTGGTCCCAGTAACCACCACCACCGCTGAGTGAGGTATCGCTTTGCGGAGCCGAAGGCAGTACCGCTGGATTCCCATACCCGAGATCATAAGAAATATTGACCCTGGAAAAACCGTCCACCACCACTTCAAATACCACGCGGCGAAAGCGTTTTCGTATACGGGGTGATTTATTGTTATTAAAGGGTAGACGACACCAGGCTTCTATGGCATTACCATCCTGCGATGTACCGGTATTGTCCTGATATACATAACCGTCGTCCGAACCAAAATACGTGACTTCGGCACCATTGCTCAGATTGGCGGTACAAATGCAGCGTACCGGCCGGTTGTAATTCAGTGGCAGCATACCGTTGACCTTGTCGCCGGTCAGGCCAACTGCCAGTGCCGTACCATCGGTAAAATAAACACGATACTGATTGCGGGTACGCAGCGTTGTCGACGCGCATTCCATACCGCGCTTGCGTGTCACCAGTGGCTGTATCATATGGCTGATGGATGCATAATCAAAGTCACCGTAATTGAGCGTCGTGGTCAATGCCTGTATGCCACGGGTGGTCATGCCAAAGGCATCATTCGATACCTGTTGACAGGTGAATGCGCTGTAGCCAATATCAAAAATCGACGACACCAGTTTGAAGTCCGCATTGCTGGTGCCATACAGTACGAAGGTGCGCTCGGCAGTAAAAATGGCGAGTGAAGATCCGGCCTGGTTACCACCTTGCGGCAAAAACCCGGTTACCGGTTTTGAACAATCCAGTTCACCCGAGCCCGTCACCACCGTCCACGAATACGGAGCACCCAAACTGGAATACTGCACCGACGCGTTAAAGGATAAAAACAGATAACCTTTGTGGGCAAGTACATGGGCCGGCGTATCCTGCGCCATGCCAGTGCGCAAGGGAATATAGTTGTTACCGTCAAATTCAAACGCCAGATTGACGCCATCAGCACCATACATCTTGCCGGCATTGTTGGCACCAGTGAAGTTATAATTGAAAAATTCCATCCTGCCACCAGGCAAACGTGTAATCGCAGTCGATGCGCCTGCGGCACTCACCTTGCTGATACCGCCTACCTGCAAGGCACCCGCAGTAAAGACACCCCCCGTCAATGATGCAAATATCAAAGTACCGGCACCAGCACTGGTCCAGGTGCCAGTGCGCAACATCGCTGCCACGCAAACACCTGTCACTCCACTCTGGCTGACCGTATCACCCGTTTTGATTTCTGCCGTGGCGGCAGTAAACTGCACTTCCACACCAAAATTCTGCTGCACCCACCCACCAGCAGTCGCCTTGTACATGGTACCGGCCGTACCTGCAACATTGTCGCGAAAAACGTACAGCACATCATTGAAGACCCACACACCACGTACCGGCCCACTACCCGGCACCACCTGTATCAGACTACGCTGATCATTCGCTGCCAGGAAGACATAATCGGCATGATCACTGACTGAACTGGCGCCATTGCTGGTTTGCGATGCGGTGATCGTGGCAACTGATGTCGCTCCTACCCGCAAATTTTCACCGACCTGAAAATTGCCACTTACCCTGCTGCATACCAGGTAAGTGTTGAAGACAGCCAGTACCAGCGCCGTTGCTGCACTGTTGGCACCGGTGACTGTATTGCCAACAACAATGCCAACTGTAGTATTTGCATACACCAGCGTGTACGCAGCAGCACTGGGTGAAGGCCGGCCATCAAAACGTTCATAGCCATCGATGCGACGATAACCACCACCGATCGCTGGCTCATAATTCTGGGCGTCGATCACCATGCCCGGCGCCATCGCGATGGATGGCGTGACCAGATCCAGCCCACCGCCCAGCGGATAATAATCCTGACGTACTACAGGCATCTTCATAGCAATGGCTCCACAAAACGCACAGGCGGTAATTGATTCAATTCCAGCCTGGCCAGCACTTTTTCAAATTCGGATTGACCAAGTTGAAAGACCTCAGTCGCCGCTTCGTAGCCACCATAAAACATCATGGCTCGATACACAATCGCCCTATGGTATTCAGTCGGCAAAGACGGCACATCTGTCGCAGCCTGTAACTCTTGCGGTGCCAGATAATATTCACCTGTCACGGTATAACCCGCTGCATTCGGCGCAGCGCCCAACAGAATAGCCTTGGCCGGACTGACCGCCCATTCCACCGGTCGCTGATAAGCAGAACGCATGGCACCAAACTGATACAGATTACGAAAATACCCATAGTCGCGACAAGGTAGCCAGACTTCATTGGCCGGGCCAAGTGCGGTCTGATACAGCCTGAAGCTATCCGTTTTCCAGTTACCAAAATTCACCGCATTTGCCTGCGCAGGGGTATAAGCTTGTTGCTGCGTCACCGTATTGAATGAAAAACTGGCACGCATGAATTCCCAGTTTTCAGCCATGCCCTGGATATCCATCCACGCGTCATTAACCCAGTTGCAAAACTTTAATGATTCGCCACTGAGCCCCGTCACCGTGGTCAGTGCAGCACCTGAAGCACCACATTTTTCGCGCAGTGCATTGACGATAGACAGATAGTTCATGATTTATGCCTGCGCGCGTATGGACCGCAGCCATTCTGTATCACGCGGTTTGGCGTTGATCATCTCAAACGGATAGGCCGTGCCTATGCTGCGTACTATTCTGGCCGTGTCATTGCCGTCGTGATCGATAGTTTTGACAGTACGCACGTTGATAGGCTTGGCACGCAACAGCGCTTCAGCCACATAGCGTTTGACATTCAGCTCGATGCCGCGTGGCAGGTTATTGCCATACACAGGATGGGATTTGACACCATTCACGCACACCGGCACCCGTGGCTCTTCGTTCGGGTTGGTGGTTTCCTGTATGCGTATGCACACAGTTTCATTCATGAAATTCATCTTGTCCGCCCAATCCTTCTTGTCGGCCATGACATCGGCGACGACTTCAATGTCAGGCACATCATCATGACTGAAACCGCCGCTGGCAGGCATGGTGATATCCGGTGCCACCGGGCCCTGTAATTCAGCCGTGTTCTTGCTTCGTGACATGTTTAATCCTTTTAAAAATAAAAAAAGGAGCATCCACCGATGCTCCTTTCAGTAAAACAATACTACGTGACTGAATTACGCGTGTACACGCCAGGCGCAAGTCCTGGATGCCAGCACCAGACCCAGCGTGACATTTTGCAATACGCGAAAACCGTTGTTCGTCAGCGTAATGCCACCATTGCCACCGGTAATTTCCAGCGTACGGGTCCCATTCGCTGCCGTTTTAACGCAGCTATTGGCAGCCATGCCTTCGTAAAATTCACCGCAGACACGGTCTGTCAGGTTTTCCCATTTCACGTATTTGGGTTTGAAGCCGCAGACAATTTCCACATAATCAGTGGCGGTGATGGCCGTGCCATCAAAGACATCCAGGCCATTGGCAAATGCAGCCGAGCCCTGGGACGGGTTATAGGTCAGAACCTGACCAGCGATATTTTGAGGCATCTTGCTTCCTTACAGGTTGGTGGTCAGCGCTGGTGGATTGTTCAGCGCGCCATAGTTGGTATCAGTCACACCGGCATCATTGTCGAGCTTGGCATTGGTAGCGATCAGCGCCGTGCGCAGGGCTGCCACGTCAGCGCGCAGGGCGGTGATCAGAAAACGCACTGCCTCGGCATCGCGATGGGTCGCCATGGCATTGGTACGTTGCTTGATGGATTCAGGCATACAGGTTTCCTTTCATTAGCTCAGCAAAGGTGTGCCTGCTTCCACCACAGCCAGGCGACCCTGGTTCTGGATAATGGCGGCGTAATACCATTTGGCACCGACGTAACCACGCTGGCCACCCGGATCAGACTTGTCACGCTGCGAAGGCGGCAAGTACCAGGCATCCCAGTTCTCGACACCGCCCAGATGCGTCTGGCCGACCGATTCATCCGCCATCATGATCATCGGGTAGACATCAATCAGCGAACCGGTGGTACTGGTCATGCCGGTTGCACCAATCGCCGCACCTGCGTCAGGGTAACCGGCCAGTTCAGGCGACAGCACAAAGCGGAAACGTTCGCAAGAACCGATTTCCATATCATGGATAGGCTTGCGCTGTGCGTAATTGGCGATATCCTTGAAGTTGGGCAAATCGCGGATCGCCGGTTCCAGGTCGGTATGGCAAAACACGATGAAAGCGGCTTCAATCGGCGCTGTTGCAAAATTGGTGGAAGGCACCAGCACCTGCGTGATAGGCATGGCATGGTTGGCCAGCAAAGTCTTGGCCACCTTGCGCAGCATATTGATGGTCACCGTGTTCGATACCGTCGCACGCGATGTGCCACCACTGTAATACACGGTTGTACCAGCCTTGTAAGCACCGTAACGCACCATTTCACCAATCAGGCCCATGCGCTGGCCGGTCTGGCGTTTGGCTTCATCAGGGATGATGTCGCCATCTTCATGCATATCGCTCATCTGATCGGTCACACAGTACAGCACCAGGTACTGCACCAGCGTGGCTGTCACATCGGTTGGGGTCAGCGTGTCAGCGGTCGGGGTCACGCCTTCGACGGCTTGCTGGCTGGATGCAAATGTGGCGACGTTGTTGGCAGTAATCCACTGATTATCCACACCACCATATGGCAGCCAACGGCGGAACTTCACATTATTCGATTTGTTTTTTGGGATAACTTTATCTTTGTCGGTACCGACCAAAGACAAGACTTCAACCGGTGCCGCATGCGAAAGGATTTCACCTTTCAGCGTGCCCACCCGCTGAGTTACGTTGGCATAACTTGCTACTGGCATAAATTAACTCCTAGCGCTGCCGACGTGCCTGAAAAGCTTTGTCGGCAGCAGATTGTTCAGAAATGACACCGCGTGCCGCCACCTGGCCTTGCGGCTGCATGGCATTGGCAAGACGGCTCTTGTTTTGCTGCGATTTTTTGGCGAAAGCGTCCCTGGCTTGCTGATAAGCCTTGATCGAAGCACCGATCTCAAACGCATTATTCGAGTTGTGCATCCTGGTCTGGTAAGCCATAGGCTGAGCTGCCAGCCAGCGGCGATAATCCGTCTGTGGCAGACGACCATCGGCATCCGGCAAGCCGATAATCTGATCCCAGCCAGGATTCAAGCCATGCAATAATTCAACGTGAGTATTCACCCGTTCCGACGACGCGACTTCCATTGCAGCCTTTTTAGCCAGAGCGACATAGTCGTCCGGTGTGCGGCTTGCAGTTTTGGTCTTGCCATTTGCTGAATCCCCCTCTGAACCATTCCCTGGCCCGGTACCGCGTGTATTGAGTTTGCCCAGAATCTTGTTGAGCGCCCCCTTGGTCAGATCTGCCAGTTCTGGAAAGATTTCGCGCATTTCTGCCAGATCTTCATCATTCACCGTGACAGCCTGACCGCGCGGCACCTCTTGCTGTAGACGCTGTATCGCCGCATTCAACTTGCCGTTGTTACCGGCCAGATGATCAATCTGCTTGCGGTACTTTGGTATCTCACCCAGCAAACCGGCAATCTGCTGTTCTGTCAAACCGGCCAGCATCCTTGGCGCTGCCTGCGCTTCGGCCTGCCCGGCAATGACATCCTTATCCAGCTCTGCCTTTGTTGCGACGGATGTTTCGCTGCGCGCCCGGTCAAAAGCGGCTGCCGCTGCTGCGGCTTCGCCGCCACCGCCAACAGTATTACCGCTGCCGCTATCTGCACTGCGGCCAGCATCCTGATGACTCTGGACTGGCTGCTCTGCTGGCCCACCCTGTTCGATTTCACCGCTCATTTTTCTTCTCCAAAAAACAAAACCCGCATACGTGACCAGTAAGAGTCCACTAATGCGGGTCAGACTACAGACAGGGCAACGATTACTCGTCGCGGTCTGCCAATGGTTCCGGTACATCGCGATTAGCGATTCCCAGACTTAATACATACTGTGTATCTGCAATACGGCCACGCAGCTTTGCCGTCTGTTCCAGCGTCAGATCGGTATCATTGCGCTGACGCAGGCTTTGCAGGCGCTGCTCCAGATGCTCGCGCAAGCGCGCCCACACCGGGCTGTGCCGCTCTTCATTATTGAGTTGAAAATCTTCTTCATTCATAGATTGATCCTATGGCGTATCCGGCGTACTGATTTCATCACGTACCAGGCTGGTATGATGGGTATGCAGGCTTAACAAGCGATTCTGCAAACCCTCATTCTTTGCCAACTGTATTTCAGCCGCTGCCAGTTCGCGCTTGGTCTGGTTATCCATGGCCGACTTGGCCAGCATCGTCCTGGCGTCGTTAAGACTGATTTTTTCCTTGTTGGCATAATCCAGCAAAGCGATCTCGCGCTGCAATTCCAGCTTGCGCATTTCATATTCGCCATTCTGTTGCGCGATCAGCATTTCCTTATCGGCGCGTGCCATTTCGGCATTGGCACGTGATGTTTCCACCATCTGTGCGGTCTGCGCGCGTATGCGTTCCTGCTCGATACGGGCGCTGGCATTGGCCATTTGTGGCGTGCTGCCACCGGTACGCAATAATTGTTGCTGATGGCCTGCTTCTTGCGCAATGCGCTGCAACTCAGCCTGCGACTGCGCCATCTGCAATTGGCCATTCGCCTGCGCCTGTGCCTGCACCTTGGCAAGACCAGCCTGCGCCATGATCTTGGCAGCGGTAATGCGGGCATCTTCTGGCGGTTGACGGCCTGCCATTTCCTGCTTTTTGGCGTCACTCAGCTTCAGTCGTTGCGGATTGATGCGCTTGGATTTCAGCAATTCTTCGATGAAAAGTTCCGGGTCCAACCCAAAGGCCGGGTTGGTGGCAAAGGCAGCAATCTGCACCAGAAACTGGTCTTGCGCTGCCCTTTCCATCAAGGCACTGGAGCCACGCGCATGAATACTGAAATCTCCTTTTTCGCTATCGTCTTCACCGTGGATCATCAGGTATTCATAATAACGGCCGATATGCGGTTCAGTAATGCAGTCATCAATACGCCGCACAATGTCACGCGGGACGATGCTGGCATTATTCATCAGCAATTGCATGCCGCCCACGGTTTCTGGTGCAGCCCCTTGCTGGCCCTGCATCATCATTGGCAAACCCGTAGCGTCTTCAAACATCTTGGAAAAATACTGGATGATGTTCATCAACTCACCCTGCATGCTGGGCACATTAAAAAACATCATCGCATGCGCCACCTGCGAAATATCCGCATCACCCCGTGTGTACCAGGTGTAAGGGTCATTGCCCTGCACCACCGCCTTGCGGTTGATCACCGTATGTGGCCTGGCAGAACGGCCTGCATTATCCATCAGGTTACGCACCGCTGCATTTAAACCACGCTGCGCTGTACGGCCCTGACGTGCTACGCCGTCACCTATCCACAAACCGGATTTACGCTGCCATACCGTCACGTCATAGGTAAATTCTTCACTGTCCAGATGCGACAGTGCTGCCTTGATCACATGGTCATTTACCATCGTCACCACTGAATGGAAAACATCGCCCGCTTCGCCGTCCACTTCACAACCGGCGTCGGCCATGTCCTGCCATTCCACCTGACCTTCAAAATACCAGATCTCGAACAGGTCAGAATCCGCCTGCTGTTCAGCAGCACTCTTGCGGGCACCGTGAGTGGCGCTGATGGGGCCTTCTTCCAGACAACGCGTAATCTGCGCCGGGATATAGCTGTCCAGCTTTACCAGATCGCGTAATTTGCTGCGTGTGATAAAGTCTTGCTCGAAGACATAACTACCGTTGTTAATATCTTCGCCGCACGCCGGGTCCGGGTAAAAGCGCCAGGGGTCCACACGGCGCGATGCCGGTATCACGGTTTCCTGTATCTCAATGGCATAGCCCTGGTCCGTCCTGACCACCGCCTTGGCAGATTTCGCTTTTGGAAACGGCCCCTTCATAATGCCGACACCGATACGCGCCATGTCCTTGATCACCTTGCGCATTTCTGCGTTATAAGCACAGGCGGTCAGCCAGTCGTCGATACGGGTACGGGCTTTTTTCCAGGCATCATTCGCGGCATCAATTTCTTGCTGAGCCAGTTCGCCGACGGTCTGCGGTGCCGGTGTTACTGCTGGTGTTGCCGGTAGTCCAGGCACGCCCATGTCCGCAGGTGCACCCCGCATCATCCCGGCACCTGGCATGGGGTTGGTTGCTGCTGGTACAGCTGATTGTGCAGCGACGGTCATATCCGCTGCAGGATCTGCTGTTGCAGCAGTTTGTGCAGCTTGCATCCCTCCAGGTTTCACAAACAGATTACGCAAACGTGCCAGCATGGAAGCGGGCATTGCTGCTCCGCTCTGTCCTGCCTGTCCATCCAGACCCTGCTGTCCATGTTGTCCATCCTGCCCCAACTGCATCTGCTGCGCTGCCTGCATCAGTGGCGTCATGTCTTTCGCCTGCTTCACCAGATCCGGCACCGGTGTCGGCTCACCATCCCAGTTCCGGTCATCGGTTGGCAGGTACAAATCAGAAATCAGGGCCGATGCCATATCCACATAAGGCCGAGTCAACGGTACAAAGACCGTGCTGCGCGTCGCCTTGGCATCTGGCGCACGTGTCGCACCGGTGCCGGTGCCACCAAAGTCATATGGCTTGATACGTGCAGATGTCGTACGGTTGGCGTCGTCTATCGCTTCGTAATGGTCTTCGTCTTCCTGCCACTGCTCTTCTATACCCATCTGGCGGCGCGCTTCTATTGCCGTATTGCGCATGGCGCGCAGGGTAGAAGAAAACGCCGCCAGTCGCGACAGACGAGCTTCGCTTAGCTCGTCTTCAAATTCTTCGCCGGTTTCAGCATCGCCACCATCACCACTATCGTCGTCAATAAGTTTTTGCGCATTCTTTTTACCACTTCGAGCAGCACGGACCTGCGCCCCTTCAGGCAAAGCCTGGCCCGCATTCATAGTCTGATTTTTTATTTTCATCGTCTTCACCACATTCATTGCCAACTACGTGGGCGCGGCCCTCCGCCGCCTTTTCTGACTGGTATATGCTGGGCCATGTCAATTCCTCAAAGGCGTGGCACGACGTGCGCACAGACTCACCGTCACCGTCGCCCCGCTACCGGGTGTAGTCAGGTTGGGCCGCACATAACGCGGCAACTCGATGCTGGCCAGACCGCCATTGGCAGACAACGTGGCAGCAGTACCACCAGCCGCATTCGACAGCACGAACCAGTTGCTGCCGTCATTGCTGCCCTGCAGGCTTAACGTCGCACCGCCCCAGCTACCCACCGCCTGCCAGGTGCGGTCGGCCCATTCCGGCATTTCAAACGGCAAACCATCGACATTCGCCGTACTCAGGGCCCAGCTCAACAAAACGACACTGGCATCACGGGTACCGATATCGCGAGAAAATTGGGGATTAACGCTTGCCATGTCTTACTCCTTAAAAGGCGAGCAGACAGCGACATGCTATCTGCTCAATAATTAAACTCCGAATCCAGAGGCACAAAAGCTTCGTCCTCGAATTCATCTTCCTCGCGCGGGGCGAGTAGAAATTTGCGTATGGCTGGTTCTTCCTTGCGGGCCAGGCAATCCAGGGCATCGTCGTGGGCACCGACCGGGAAGGCGGCGTATTCATTGCGAAAATCACCCATGATGTCGCGCAGTTGGCCGTTGGCCATCTGACGTTTCATGCTGGCGGGCAGCCACAGACGGCCTTGCTGGAAAGATGGGATCAGGCGCCGTATGCGGTCTTCCTTTTTTGTCGCACCACCCAGTTCCAGGATGCGGAAACGGTATTGCTGTCTTTCCTGCTCGATGCGGATATGTTCGATATCCGATTGCAGGCCGTATTGTTCATAGCCGACCGCAGCAGGGCGATGGCGGCGTACCAGCGTGAACAAGGCTTCCGTGCGTTCCGTCAGATTGAGGCGGTCACGCACACCGTCCAGCACATAATCATTGCCATCGGCGCCGCGCCCCACTACCCACATCGACGTAAAATCACCGCGTGTGCGGCTTTTGCCGCTGGCCGGGTCCACCAAGATCACCTTGTTGCTGGTGGCAGGCTGGCGCTGGTAATACAGTAGCCATTCATTCTTGAATTCGCCACCACCGACCGGACGCGGTTCCTGCTGGTACAGGGCCGACCAGGTACGGGGTTCACGCTTGGCGTTTTCCAGCATCTGCGGTGTGAACCATTCTGGCCACAGAGGTTCGCCAATGGCGCGGCCCAGGGCATCGTCTTCCCGTGCTTCCATCGGCAATGACAGCACTTTCACGCGCTGCCCTGCCTGTTTCAAATCAGCGATCATGCGGCCAGCCAGATCATCTTCATGCCAGCGCGTCATGATCAGTACCGTGGCGGCACCCGGCTTCAGGCGTGTGCTCATGTCATCACGCCACCATGCCCACTGCTTTTCCCGTATGGTCGGACTATCAGCATCTTCGCGGCTCTTGACCGGATCATCAATGATCGCCAGGTCAGCGCGGCGACCAGTCACTGATCCGCCCACGCCTGCCGCAAAATACTCACCGCCCTGCGCCGTATCCCAGCGCCCGGCGGCGGTGCTATGTGCCGATAAACCACTCTTGGGAAAAGCCCGTGCATGGGCGTTGCTGCCAAACAGATTGCGCACACGCCGGCCAAAACGTTCGGCCAGTTCTACCGTATGCGACGCAGCAATCACACAGCGTTCCGGGTGCCGCCCGAGATACCAGGCGGGAAATACCACACTGCCATACGTCGATTTGGCCGAACCGGGCGGCATGGTCACGATCAGCATATCGAGCTCGCCGCGTTCCACTGCTTCCAGTTCTGCGATCAACAAGGCATGATGACGTGCTGGTGTCACATCCAGCGTCATGGTGGCATACACCGCCAGGTCATCTACAGCCCGCGCCGCCTGTTCCTGCTCCAGCAGCGCGATTAATTCCAGTTCTTCATCCTTGCTCAAGGCCATATAATTTTTCCTGCAAAGCTGCCAGGCGGGCACGGCGTTGCGCATCCGTCATTGCCGGTATTTCATCTTCTGCCGGTGCCAGTTCGCGCAAATTGAATGCCTGGCGTTCCAGCCCTATCCAGGTCTTGGTGGCAGTCGCCAGGCTGACTGCCAAGGCCGCATGGGTGGATAAAGACACCGCCTTGAGCAAACGGCTTTGGCGGGTGCCGGTTTTGTCGTCGGCGCAATCGACTTCGATGTCTTGCTCAAATTCATCGCGCCGCCCGGCCACATCCAGCAACTGTTGCGTCAGCAATTCCACCAGCGCATGGCCCTGCCGTATGCGGGCACGGTGTTCACGCACCACCTGCACCACCGTGGCAGCGGCTGTTTCAACGATCTGCCTTTCGCTGGGCGCAGTTGGTATGTGCTCTTCACCGTATCCTAATTCGCTCCGCACCAGTTCTGCCCTGGCCTGCTCCTGCACTTTTTGTGTCAGGTCACGTTCCCACAACTGGGCCGTAGCTTTCTTGCGGATGGCACCATCAGAAATACTGTTCAGTCTGGCAATTTCGCGTATGGACAACACACCGGCACGATAATCACGTTCGACGGATTCCCAGTCGATGCTGCGTTTTTTGTTGGCCTTATTTTCTTCATCGGGCATAGTCATCTTCGCACCCTCCCCTTTGTCACGCTTACAATCATGCTTACAATCAGCCCGGCACTATCAGCGAACGCTGGCGTGCCTTCGCCACATGATCAGGATGTACCTGATACCTGGCAAACGGTTCATCACCATGCATGTCCACCGGGCTGACAATCAGGGCCAGCAGGCGGTTACTGCCAGGTTCACGCAATACACTGATGGTGACGCCATCAAAATCCACCGGTGAACCATAGGCCAGCGCCACTGCCCCCATTAAATCACCCGACATTTCAATGACATCTGTGCTGGACGGCTTTACAGTTTTTTCATTTACAGTTTTTTCATTCATTGCTTCAACATCTTCCGTCATCAT